TCATTAATCACATCATCAAGTTTCCTTTGGGACATTAACTCCCATCCCATCCCATCCCATCCCATCCCATCCCCCTTGATCAAGAACGATCAACAATGATCATTGGTACATTGATCACACACGATCAACGTTGATCAGCCGCGATCACACGTGATCATAAAAATGCTTGAACAACCGTGATTAAATAAAGTTAAGGTTGATTAAAAACCCTTGCACGTCAGCAAGCAATGCCCTATAATGGTTTCCATAGCAAGTGCTATATAACTATTAACCAATACTCGTAGAAAGGAGTAACAAAATGCCAAATTCCAATGTTATTAAAAAGCGTGCTCAAGTTGCCAAGGCAACAAAGGCTCCTGTTAAAAAAGTAGCTGCAAAGCCTAGTGCGGTTCCTGCACCAAAGGCCAGTGGTAAGGCTGAGTTCCACGTTGGCACATATACCGCCAACAATGTTGACGTTGTAAACGGTTGCACGTTTGCTGACATAAACCAGTTTGTTAAGGACAACGCAGGTGGTTCAATGGCAAACGTTCAGGTTGTAGCGTTAGCCACACCTAGTGAAGTGCCTTTTGGTTGGGGCGGTAAAAAACCCGCTACTGGTCTAGGTGTCGGTAGGGTTGCCAAGCAAACAGGTGGAGTACGTGCCACTATGCAAACTATCGTGTTAAACGGTGGTTCATTGCAGGACGTGGTTGCTACAATCAAAGCTGCTAAATGTGGCGGCAATGCGTTGTGGTCAGTACGTGCGTTACTTAACGGTGACAACACACGGTCAGGAAAACCACATTGGGGCACTAGCTTTATCAAGTTAGTGGTTCAACCCGCCAAGTAAGGCACACCATCGGGGGCAGTCATAATGGCTGTCCCTTTTTTTGTGCGTGTTGTTCCCGTCCCATCCCATCCTTTCCCCTTCCCCATCCCCTCCCGTCCCGCCCCCTCTCGAAGACATAGGTGCATGGTTATATTATTAATGATCATAAGTGATCACGCGGGATCGCGGTCAATGCTGCACTGCAACACAAAGTGGCTAAAATTTAACCACTTAACTAAAGGTTAAATAAAGTTAAATAAACCTATACATTAGGAAAAATACCTGTATAATACAGGGCATACCAACCAAGCAATAACGCTTAAACAAACGGTATAGGGTAAAACAAAATGGCTAAAACCAATAAAAAAGTAACTACAAAAACCGCTGCTAATGTTGCAGCAGCACCTACACTTAACACAGGCACATACGCAGCGCATAGCATATGCACTAAAAACGGGGTAACACCCGCGCAAGTGTTGGCATGGGTACAGCAGCACGCCAACGGCAACCTTGCTAACGTGCAAGTGGTACCTGTTACGCCTTACCACTGGGGGCAAACAGGCGGCAAAGGCAGGGTTGCCAATGCTACAGGCGGTGTTAGGCAAACAGGGTTGGCGCTTGCATACAATGGCGGCAACCTTGCTAACGTGCAAAAGCAAACCAAGGCGGCCAAGCTTGGCGGTAACTGGTTATGGTTTACAGTGGCATTGCTTAACGGTGGCGCCAAGCGTACCAAGGCGGCACATTGGGGTACTAGCAACATTGCGCTAGTGGTGCAACCAACCGCTAGCTAGGGTACCCCCCGCCCACAAAATACCCCTTAATTGGGGTATTTTTTTGCCACCCCCCTTAGGGACGGGAGACAGTTAGCCACGCTAGTGGTTAACTGTGTTCCAGCCAGATAATTATGTATCAAAAAATTATGAACAATTAGCCCTTAACCTGCCTCCTTTTTTTGTGTATAAAGGAACTAGGTTCATGGGCTTGAAAAAATTTTCGAAAAATTATTAAATATGACAATAGATTTAACACTAGTTCCTGAAGATCGATTAAAGTCGTACGCACAATTACTTGACCGTGCAAAACAAATTTCAGAATCCGAAAGTTCTAAAACCGACTTTATGTCCTTTGTTGGTTCGGCGTGGCCGGAGTTCATACAAGGCAACCACCATAAAATAATGGGCGAAAAATTTAACCGCATAGCTAGCGGCGATTTAAAACGTTTGATTATAAACATGCCCCCCAGACACACTAAGTCTGAGTTTGCCAGTTACTTACTGCCTGCTTGGTTAATGGGACGCAAACCTACTTTAAAAATAATGCAAACAACCCACACCGCAGAACTTGCTTACCGCTTTGGACGCAAAACACGTAACTTAATGAACAGCGCCGAATACACAAAAGTGTTTCAAAACGTGGTCTTACGTGCCGACAGCCAAGCAGCCGGACGTTGGGAAACCGAAAACGGCGGCGAGTATTTTGCCGCAGGCGTAGGGGGTGCAGTTACAGGCCGAGGTGCAGATTTGTTGATTATTGATGACCCGCATTCCGAACAAGACGCTTTAAGCCCCACCGCAATGGAACACGCTTACGAATGGTACACCAGCGGACCACGTCAACGGTTACAACCCAATGGTGCCATAGTGATTGTAATGACCCGTTGGGCAGAAAACGACTTAACAGGTAAGTTATTAAAACAACAAGCCAGAGATATTTTAGCCGATAAGTGGGAAGTGGTCGAATTTCCGGCGCTGTTGCCCGACACCGACAACCCCATGTGGCCGGAGTATTGGAACAAAAAAGATTTGCTAGCCGTAAAAGGTAGTTTAAGCGTAGGCAAATGGGAAGCCCAATGGCAGCAAAACCCCACTAGCGAAACCAGTGCTATTTTAAAACGCGACTGGTGGAACACTTGGGAACAAAAAGCGTTACCCCCTTTAGAATACATTATGCAAAGCTACGACACCGCTTTTAGTAAACAAACCAACGCCGACTACAGCGCCATAACTACATGGGGTGTTTTTTACCCCATTGAAGGCGGACCGCCTAACATAATTTTAGTAGACGCTACCCGAGGCAGATGGGACTTTCCTGACTTACGCCGCCGTGCTTTACAAGAATACCAATACTGGGATCCTGAATGTGTGCTTATCGAAGCTAAAGCCAGTGGTATGCCGTTGACCCAAGAGCTGCGCACAATGGGTATACCCGTGTTGAATTACAGCCCAAGCAGAGGCAACGATAAATTTACTCGTGTAAACGCTATTGCTCCTATATTTGAATCTGGGTTAGTATGGTGTCCAGACACAACTTGGGCAGAAGAAGTGGTTGAAGAATGTGCGGCGTTTCCGGCAGGGGAGCACGACGATTACGTAGACACCGTTACACAGGCGTTGCGGCGTTTTAGAGAAGGCGGGTTTATAGCACACCCCGAAGATTACCAAGACGACGAGCCGGAATATAAACAAAGGATGTACTACTAATGGCAAGTGTTTTTAAACCGTCCAACATAGAACCCAGCTTGTTAGAAGCACCGCTACAAGACATGGATATTTTGGAAACCGAACTACAGCAGCCAGAAGAAATAGAAATAATTACGGAAACCGAATCGCCAGACGGAAGTGTACAAATAGATTTTGAACTGCCCGAAGAATCGTTTGGCGGTGAGCCCGAGTCGTTTTTTGACAACCTTGTGCCTTTGCTGTCCGACCAAACGTTAAACAAAGTTTCTAGCCAGTTAAGGGCAAGCGTACAAGACGACAAAACGTCACGCAAAGATTGGGAAGAAACCTATACCAACGGTTTAGACTTACTAGGATTAAAATACGAAAACCGTTCCCAACCGTTTGAAGGCGCAACAGGCGTGATACACCCGCTGCTAAACGAAGCCGTAACACAGTTTCAAGCGGGGGCGTACAAAGAAATGCTTCCTAGTTCGGGACCCGTAAGAGCACAGGTTGTAGGAGCAGAAACTCCCGAAACCATTGCGCAAGCACAACGGGTACAAGAATACTTAAACTACATTTTAATGCACGAAATGGAAGAGTACGAACCTGAGTTTGACCAAATGCTTTACTTTTTGGGACTAGCGGGCAGTGCGTTCAAAAAATTATATTTTGACGACGTACTAGGTAGACCTGTAAGCAAGTTCGTACCCGCCGAAGACGTTGTTGTGCCTTACACCGCCACCGACCTAAAGTCTGCTGAGCGAGTAACACACATAATAAAAATTTCAGAAAACGATTTACGGAAACAACAAGTAAGTGGTTTTTACGCCGACATGGAATTAAAAGGTGGGTCGAACGAATCGACCGACGAAATAACAGAAAAGTATAACGACTTAGAAGGTTTAGACGACAACGACAACGACACCGAATACACTTTATTAGAGTGCCATTGTTATTTAGACCTAGAAGAATATCCGGACACAGACGACACCGGAGAGCAAACCGATATAAAACTTCCTTATATAGTTACGGTGTGTAAAGACACTAAGGACGTTTTGTCTATTAGGCGCAACTACACTGAATCTGACCCTATGAAAAACACCATAAGTCATTTTGTGCAGTACAAGTTTACTCCCGGACTTGGTTTTTACGGGTTCGGCTTAATACATTTAATGGGAAACCTGAGCCGCACCGCAACCGCTAACTTACGCCAACTAATAGACGCCGGAACATTAGCCAACATGCCTGCCGGATTTAAAGCCCGAGGCATACGAATAGCTAACGAAGGCGAACCGTTGAGTCCAGGAGAGTTTAGAGACGTTGACGTTCCAGGAGGCGATTTACGTACCAGTTTAATGCCTTTACCTTACAAAGAACCAAGCAGCACGTTGTTTCAATTAATGGGGTTTGTGGTCGAAGCCGCTCAACGTTTTATTGGCACAACCGACCTTGCCGTAGGCGACGGCAGCCAAGAAACACCCGTAGGAACAACTATTGCTTTACTAGAACGTGGAAGCAAAGTAGTAAGCTCGGTTCACAAACGACTACACGCAAGTATGAAACACGAGTTAAAAATGCTTGCTCGGTTGATTTCCGAAGACCCAAAACCTTACCCTTATGAAGTAAACGCAGAAGCACAAATAAAAAGCTCTGATTTTGACAACCGCGTAGACATACTGCCCGTAAGCGACCCCAACATATTTAGTATGTCGCAACGGGTAATGCTTGCTCAAGAACAATTAAAACTAGCAAACAGTAGCCCAGTGATGCACAACATGTACGAAGCATACAAACGGGTGTACCAAGCGTTAGGGGTAAACAATATTGATCAAATATTAAAACCCGAACCTGCCCCCGAACCTATTGACCCCGCTACCGAAAACCAAACCGCGTCTACGGTGGCAGCGGGGCAAGGACAATTAAAAGCGTTTGCTGAGCAAGACCACGATTCTCATATAACGGTGCATCAAGCCTATATGGGTTCAAAAGTAGCGCAGATGCAGCCTTCGGTTTTGTTGACTTTAGAAAAACATATTTTTGAACACATAGGATTAAAAGCACAAACCATACACGACCAACAGATGCAGCAAAACCAACAAGCGCAGCAACAACCACCCGAACAACACGCTAATATGGTGGCTCAAATACAAGCGCAGTTGATGTCCGAATACATGCAAGCTAATCCACCGCAGCAAGAGCAAGACCCTTTGGTTGAAATAAAACGCCAAGAACTGCAAATGCGACAAATGGATTTAGAAGCAGACAACCAGTTAGACCAACAAAAACTACAGTTAGACCAACAACGCTTAAACGAAACAAGTAACGTTGCCAGAGAACGAATACAAAGCACCGAAGGTATTGCAAACATGCGAGCTCAAATTGCTAGAGAACGACAAGCCCAAAACGCAAATGGCAAAACAGGACAATAGGAGTACGTAGGTGATTCAAATACCCGCAGCCGCCGCTTTATACAGAGCTATAAAAACAGGTAAACAAATATCAGACAAATACAATGTGCCTAAAGTAATAAAAGATAAAATAAAAAACGGAAAGATAAGCGAAACCGTAGGCACTAAAATGTTACGTCGTGTTGACGAACTGCCTGAAAACGTGGTAGCGCCTGCAAACAAACAATTAAAATTGTTTAAAAACGGGGGGCACGTTGTGAAAAACAAATCTATAGACGGTATTGCAAAACGAGGCAGAACCAGAGCAACACGGAGCAAAGGATAAAACAATGGACAAAAACAAACGGGGGCTAACTAAAGCGCAATCACAAGCGGCAGGTTTGACTGGTGACGCTAAACGCAAAGCGGCTGCTAAACGTAGAAAAGACGAAGAAATACAAAAAGCAGCAGTAGTTGCAGAAGCAAAAAGAAAAGCCGCAGAAGAAAGAAAAATGAAAATGGTTGATAAAGCTTCTTTATTAATAGGCAGTACAAAAGTAGGTGTTGGCATAGGCAATAAATTGGCGGATCGATCAATCAAAACATCAACCGAAAAAATCCGGCAAGCTATGAAAGACAAGGCACTCAGGCAAAAAAACGCAGCACTTAGGCAAGCTAGAAAAGAAGGTAGAATAACTGGGGCTGTTGGTCTTAACAAAGGAGGACGTGTTATGAAAAAACCAGTAAAACGTAAAGACGGTAGTTCTAAAGAAGGCGAAAAAAGTAACAATAAAACAAAATTTGAAAAACAAGCCGAAAAGGTTTTAAAAGAATCAAAGCTTTTAGGATTAAAAACTACCTACAAAAAAGACCAAGCAAAACCAGTAAACCGTAAAGACGGTAGTCCAAAAACTGGGGAAGAAATTATAGCGTACGAAAAAGAAACACACACAAAATACATCGAAAAATCTCCTTTGGAAACAGGGAAAGAAATGATGAAAGCTCAAGCAGAACGAAACGCAAAAAACACCTACCCCCGTCGTCGTCGTGGTGTGGGCAAAGCGGTGAAAGGTTTTGGCAAGGCATTACCATGAAAGGCGTTAAACACTACACCAAAGCAGGCAAA